CTGGTGCGGCTTAAATGCTTGCGCCACGTCCAGCTGGTGACCTCCATCTCAATCCCTTCAATGCCCATGATGTCGTCAAGATGGAGAGTCAACTCCTTTTTGACTGGTGGCGGGAAAGGGTGTCCGCATGCCGGGCAAGTTGTCGCAGAGATAGCGCACAGCTCGTCACAGTTATCGCAAACCTTAACAGGTGCCTCACCGTTACCGGATCCAGCCTTCTTAGGTGGTTGGACGTTGGTAATTGGCCCGTGCGTACTGACCACCCCGGCAAAGTCCAGAACTAGACAATGATCGGTGTGACTCTTCGGCCTGAGACCTCGGCCGGCCATCTGAACGTAAAGAGCTGGAGACATCGTCGGCCGAAGCATGGCAATCAGGTCAATATCAGGGTAATCAAAGCCCGTCGTTAGCACATTGGCGTTGGTTAATGCCCTGATTTGCCCGGCTTTGTACTCCTTTAGACAATTTTCCCGCTCTGCTTTAGGGGTTTCCCCTGTAATGCACTTTGCAGTCACTCCGCAATCATTCAGCACATCGGCAACCGCATGAGCATGCTTCACGCCAGCACAAAAGAACAGCCACGCCTTGCGGTCTCCTGCCAGCCTAATGACTTCTTGCACAGCAGCTAGATTGTTCTCGTCCGTGTTTACTGCGGCCTGCAACTCGGACTCTATGTACTCTCCGCCCCTCTTGTGTACACCAGCGACATCTAGCTGAGACTTGGTTACTTTTGAACGTAATTGGGACAAATGCTTCTTGTGAATCAGCTCCTCAATGCTAACCGGCTCAATCAGATCATCAAACAACGCGGGCTTGTCAGTGATCAAACCATGCCCCAGGCGGTAGGGTGTGGCCGTAAGACCAACAATCCGCATGGCTGGGTTGATCATCTTTAACTCGGCCAGCAGAGTACGATAACCGCCCTCCTCTTTGTGGTTCACTAGGTGGCACTCATCAATCAGCACCAAGTCAATGTGTCCCAACAGCTTGGCCTTACTTCGTACCGACTGAATGCCGGCAAAGGTAATCGGCTCACCAAGTTGCTTTTTACCTATGCTTGCACTATAAATACCCATTGGCGCCCCAGGCCAATGGAGTCTCATTTTCTCCGCGTTTTGCTCAATCAGCTCCTTCACATGAGTGAGCATCAAAACCCTGGTCTCTGGCCACTGCTGCAAAGCATCTTTGCACAGCGCAGCAACGATATGGCTCTTACCTGATCCGGTGGGAAGCACCAAACAAGGATTGCCTTCGTTGCCCGCAGCAAACCATGCGTAGAGCTGATCGATAGTGCGTTGTTGATAGTCGCGTAGCTTCATATGCTCCCCCACTGAGCGGCCATAGCGTCTGCAATCCCTTGATACGTTTTGGAACGTAATTTCCATCTATCAGTCGATGGGGGCATCCGATGAATCCGGGCCTCTCTGCCTTCAACGATGTCGGTCGGCGTAAGTAGCGGTAGACCTTTCAGCCAAAGGCAAGTTGCTTTTGTTTCTCCGTGTCCGAACTGCCAAGGATGAACAATCTGGTCGGGCTTGCGCCAAACAGTTGACATGATGCAGATCGGGTTCTCGATGGCCATACGAGGGATGTCCGCGTTGGCCAGCGCCATAAAGAAATCAACCGCTGCTTGCTGGCGTCCATCCTTGCGCTTCGCTTCGAAGTGCCGTGCCCCACTCACTGACAGGTGTGTGCATGGCGGGTGAGCGATCATCAGATCCCACCCGTTGTTGATGATGTCGAACACGTTCCCTTGGTAGTGCGACCCGGGCGTGTCAGTTGGTAAAAGGTCGCAACTCATGGCGTCATGCCCTCGTGCAATGAATGCGTCTCGCACAGCGCCGGAGTATTCACAAGCAATTAGTACTTTCATCCAGTCACCCTCGCCCCAGGCATTGCGCCTGAATTTTTGCAAGTCTTCATGTACGTAACCCAAATGGTGCTTCCAGTTTTACCCGTGAAGTCACCAAACAAAGGTTCTGCCGGAAAAGAACGAAGCAAATCTTTGGCTTTAATGTTTGCCTCATTCCATTTGAAGATCAAAACTCCGCCCGGTGCAAGAACACGCCAACACTCGGTAAAACCGGCAACAATGTCTGCCTTCCAAGTGTCTTTGTTCAAAAGACCATACTTCTTGTTAATCACGCTTTTCATTGAACCACTGGTTAAGTGTGGCGGGTCAAAAACAACCATCTTGAACACACCATCTGGAAAAGGCATATCACGAAAGTCTGCAATCTCGTCTGGTTTAACGCACCATCCTGGGTTCCAGTTGTTTTGAAATGCGCCTTTCTCAACTTCTCTGCAATCCATGAAAAGCGCGTCAGGATTTTCCTTGTTCCACCAAAACATCCGGCCACCGCAGCAGGCGTCGAGTATTTTTGGATATTCATTTTCTGTTTTCATCCCGTCACCCTAGCCCCCGGCCATTCGGCCCTAAGTTTCTGAACTTCTTCATCTGCACAAGCCTCGGCGTTGGCCAGCAACTCTTTGCTTGAGTACACCCCCGGCCCTGGTTCTCCGTTAACCAACGTTTTGCCTTTGATGACGTAAACAGCCTGCCATTCGTTTGAGCTGTCTTTACGCTCCCAAGGCACCAGATCCGGGTGCAGCACGTGAGCCTCGCATCCGTGATGCTGTGCATCAGTTGGAATAATGTCATCCCACCTAGCACAATGCCACGTGCTATCACTCAAAGCCGATGAATGCGCACAGGTGCGACAGTTCACTTCCTTGGTGGTCTTGCTGCCAAAACATTGATCATGGCCTGGGCAGTATTTGCACTCGTACCATGTTGGATCAACGCTCAACGGCTCCGGCATGCGGTCAGACAAAGTGATTCGGCGGCCCCGATCCACAAACTTCTGAGCAGCTTCCTTGTCCAGGCGCACACGCTCTGTGTAGAGCCGATCATCATCTTTGCAGACCGCCACATACAGAGCACGATCCAACCCAGTGCCCCACATGTAAACCTGCATCTGAGCCCAGTGCATCGGCTTGGCGGCTTGCACACCCTTTGAATTCAACTCATTAAAAGACTTTAACGAATGAGTCTTGAACTCAGCGATGTGAGGAGTCTTAACAGCACCTGGCACGCCTTTTTCAATACGGGCATCAATCGAGCCAGACACATGGCAATCAAAATCAACCCGGCTCTGGCCTTCAGAGGGAGTCCTAACATCAAGCCCAATTGCGCGAAGATCATTGATAATTTGCTGCTCTTCATTGTGACCCCTGCGGAATAGCCTCAACATGCGGCCAGAAAACTTTTCAACGACCGCCCACCTAAATGACAGCCACAGCCAGCGGTCACACTTGTGACCCAGCATTGACGCGCCAAGGTGAGGGCGTGGTCTTTCTTGTTTTGCCTCGTGTACTTCGTCGATCAAAGTTGGTATAGAATCAAGTTCTGGAATTTGCAATTTGTCCTCCGTTTCTGCCTAAAAAGCAGTTGCAACAGCCCCTCTCATGAGGGGCTTTTTTTTGGGTGGGGGTACTTGCCTCGCTGGTGAGATTCGAACTCACGGAGACCCAAGTATTGCCCGTGGCGGCACTCAAGTCCCTCTAGCCACATCACCAATAGACCAACCTCTGGCACAGCAAAGCTTTCCCCCCGAAACTTACTTCTTAACCCAAAAAGGTGCAGCTTTTGCGTTCGTGGGCGCGGAAGGTGCGGCAGAAGGCAAGTCAGAGATTGCGCCTACAACAGCCTTAAACCCTTTGACCTCGTTGCGGTCGCCATACTCCTCATCGGCCTTTACATCCAGCTTGATGACCAGGTTGCCACCAATCAACTGGTCAGAGTCGGTAACGCGGGCGAGACCGATTGCTCGCATGATCTCGCCAAGCTGCTGGCGCCCGATCTCCTCAGCTTTTGCGCTTTCATTCTTGATGTTGAGATTGCCAAAGATCACGCGGCCTTCGTGAGTTGGCCCAGTGATTGAATACTTCACGGCAATGTACTCGCCAGTTCCCGACTTGGTTGCCTTCACTTTAGCGCCGGAAATGGTCGCAGAGTACCAGCCAGCAGGCAGGGGGCTAAAGTTCTTGCTAGCTTCTGGCAGGTCGGAAACGTCAAAAGAGAGGAATGCCATGATTAGTCCTTTCGTGTAATTGCAAAAGATGGCCGAGAGGCCGTGGTGGTAATTGCGTCAAGCAGAGGAGTTGTGATTGATTCGTGAGCAGACTTCCACACGCTC